AGCTATGTATTATATATCACTCCACCAGCCTCGACTAAGGGCGGACGGTCCGATACTGCGGTTGCCAAGGAGTACCAGGGTAATAGGAAAGGACGGGTTAAACCTGAACACCTTGATACCATTAGAGCCTACATGGGTGAATCTTTGCCTTCTAACATCTCCCTCAATCAAGAAGCGGATGATGCTTTATGTCAGGCGATGTATAAGGCAATGGAAGAAGGCAATCCAGACCTTCATGTCCTCTGTTCTAAGGACAAGGATTTAAATATGGTCCCAGGATATTACTGGGATTACAATGAACAACTAGTACTTAACTGTGAAGATACATTCGGATGGATAGGATTAGATAGAAGTAAGAAGTCACCTAAGGTAGTGGGTAGAGGAACCAAGTTCTTCTGGGCGCAGCTGTTAATGGGTGACGCAGCAGATAACATATTAGGATTACCTAGCTACCATGAGAACGGTAGAGACCATAAGTGTGGGCCTGTTACTGCATATAACTTCTTGAAGGATGCTAAGTCAAACATAGAATGCTATGACATAGTAAGAGATTTATATAAAGGAAGTAAACATGAATGGATTAATTGGAGAACTGGTAGCAAGACTACTTGCTATCATAGTTTGTATGGTGATGCTAATAGCCTATGGCTTTTACGTTATCCTGGTGACAGTGTCGATGCTTTTCTACGGGAGACTCTGGAGGAGAAAGAAAATTGAAATACGAGAAACTGAGAACAAGCCAGATAAAAAGCGTGAGAGCTTTACTATTAAAGAAACAAAATAATACTTGTCCTTTATGTGAAGGTAAGATAGGTACAGCTAGGTCAAAGAAGAGACCTGCTTTAGACCATGACCATACTACAGGTATAATACGTGACGTGTTATGTATTAACTGTAATGGTATGGAAGGTAAGATATGGAACCTGCTTAGACGTATGAAGAAAGGAGAGGCTAGAAATATTTTAAGTAAGCTACTTGAATATTACGAGCGTCATGACCATATGCCACATGGAGCTATACTACATCCGACACATTTAACTGACGCAGAGAAGAGAGACAGACGTAACTTAAAGCAGCGCAAGAAAAGAGCTGAGGCTAAAAGGAACAAGTAATGAAAACCATAGGAGAGCAACTAGACTGGGAGCACAACATGGCTACTCGCGGAGTCGAAAGATTCCGCAAGCAGCAAGCTGAAGCTACTGAGTCTAGAGGACACGAGACTTCTGCTGGCAGCAGACTTCTCAAGTCCTACGTCATAACTATATCAGATAGAATTGCTCTTTACTTAGAGGGCAAGCACCCTGACAGTAGACGTAGGAACAAGTTCAGTAAGTTACTGGACACAATAGATACAGATAAGGTTGCTATGATAGCCTTAAGGAATGTTATAGCATCCGTGTTTAAGAATGGTACAGGCATAGCAAGCATATCTATTCAGATAGGTAGACAGTGTGAGGACGAGCTGCGCTTAACCAAGTTTCAAACAGAGTACAAAGAATACTACGATAGTCTTATACGAGACATGCAGCGTAAGAACATAGCTAACTACAGGCACAAGAGAACTGTACTTACTGCTAAAGGTAAGGACAGAGGATTACTGTGGGAGAGTTGGTCGGAGCAAGATGCCTTTGGTGTTGGTGCTCTGGTTATATCTTTGCTCATGGAAGTGTGTGACCTAGTAGAGCGCAATGATGCCCCTGCTAGTAAAGGCTACATGAAGGGACAATCTATGTTAGTACCTACTCAAGCATGTTTAGATTGGATATCTAATCATGATGAGGTAGTAGAGCTAACTAGTCCAGATAGAATGCCTTGCATAATACCACCAGCTAATTGGATATCGGTAACAGATGGAGGCTTCTGGTCTCCTAACCTACGTAAGAGAACGCCTTTGATTAAGTCTAAGCTTATGAGTAAAGAGCGAGAGATTATGTATGCTGAGGCAGATATGCCTGGGGTATTGAATGCAGTTAACACAATGCAAGCAACTGCTTGGAGAGTTAACACTAGAGTTAAGGCTGTCTTAGATGAGGTATGGGCTAAGAACTTGGGCTGTGGTATGCCACGCTCTGAGCCTTATGTATTCCCACCTTGTCCATTAGAAGAGCACCAGATAGCAGCTGAGCTGCCTTACGATAGCCCTGAGCTTGCTATGTTCAATGAATGGAAAGTAGTTACTAGAGAGCTGCATACCCAAGAGAAAGAACGAGTAGCCAAGAACCTAGCTCTCATACGTACTATGAGACTAGCTAGAGAGATGGAGAAGCATGATAACTTCTGGTATGTATACCAGTGTGACTTCCGTGGTAGAGTATACGCAGCTAGTGCTGGGTTAACTCCGCAAGGTACTGACCACAGTAAAGCTTTGATTGAGTTCAGTACAGGCGATGCCTTGACTGATGAGAATGGGCTACGCTGGTTCATGATAAACGGTGCTAACAAGTACGGTAATGATAAGGTAAGCTATGAAGATAGGATTGCTTGGGTACAGGACAACAAAGATTTTATTATAGAATGCGCTAAAGACCCTATAAGTAACAGAGGTTTCTGGGCTAACTCAGATAAACCTTTCCAGTTCCTTGCTTGGGTCTTTGAATGTGCTGATATGTTTAAGTTGAGTAACCCTTATGAGTTCGTATCTCACTTACCTGTAGCACTAGATGGTAGCTGCAATGGACTACAACACTTCTCTGCTATGCTATCAGATGAAGTAGGTGGTAAGTCAGTTAACATATCCCCTAACACTTTACCTGCTGATATATATCAGGACGTAGCTAACGTGTGCTATGCTAAACTATTAGACCGAGCAAAGCTAGGAGAGGCTCCTGCTATCAACTGGCTAAAGGCTCTAGGTCCAAAAGGTATGTCACGTAAGCTACCTAAGAAACCTGTAATGACCCTGCCTTATGGGTCAACTCAACAGGCATGTACTACTAGTATATACAACTATGTGACTGACAATCTTTCAAACAAGTTCGACAAGAATACATTCTTTAAACATTCTATATACCTTAACCCATTGCTATGGGCCTCTATAAACGAGGTAGTTATAGCAGCTAGGGCAGCTATGGATTGGATACAAGAGTGCAGCGTTATACTTGCTAGGAAGAATATACCATTGAAGTACTACAGTCCATTAGGATTCCCTGTACTACAAGCTACACAGAAGTACAAGTCTAAACAGATACGTACACAAATCAATGGTAACTTACAGGTCAGAGTAGCTACTTACACAGACCAACTAGACACCAGGAAACAGCGTCAGGGTAGTAGCCCTAACCTAGTACACCATGTGGATGCTTGTCATATGATGATGGTTGTCAATGCGTGTTCAGGTAACGGGGTATCTAACTTCGCTATGATACACGATGACTTTGGTGTACCAGCTAAGTACGCAGCAGACTTACAGAAGAATATAAGGCAGCAATTTGTAGCATTGCATAACTACAACGACGTACTACAAGACTTTAAACAACAACATGAAGACGTTTATAACGTAGAATTACCGAGCTTACCTAGTAGAGGAAGCTTGGATATAACGGAGGTACTTAACTCAGACTACTTCTTTAATTAACTTAATGCTTCTCTATAGAGATATAACGAAAGGAGGTATTATGTCTTATGCAGATTTATCTAAAGACGACCAGGTACTTACCGCTATTAAATTTATAGCTATAGGTTCTGAGATACCCTTAGAGTTACAAGAAGAATTAGGTTCTGAATTAGTTTATGAGGTAAGTAATCCTATTAAAGGAGACTAACTTGAAAATAGAATCGAAGACTACAGACGGACACGTTAGCCAGTCGGTTAGACGTATCCTGACATTTATGACTGCACCCTCTACCTTACAACGAGGTGAAGGTGAGTTTGGTATAGGCTCTGAACATGCTAAGGCTGAAATAAGAGCTGCATTGTCAGAAGTATTAGGGAGGTATCCGTGGTACGAAGGGCCTTAGTATCAGACGTAGACCATATATTAGATATCGCAGAGGTATTTAATGATGACTATGGACTACCAAAAATAAATAGAGAAAGAGCGCGTATAACCTTGTTAGGTTTTATCAAACATGGTGTAGTGTTCTGTTCAGACGCTGGGGCTAT